GCGGTCTTTCATCAGAGTAGGTAGAATTATCTCTCATTTACATACTGAACCTACGGACCCAAATTCCAAATGGAATCGGGCACGATTTTCGTCTTTCATCGGAAGAGGTAGAATTATCTCTCATTTATTTTCCGAACCTCACCGGCTTAACCTCTGGTCAGGTCAAGACGGATTTCTAATAGTTGGGTGATATGTTAGTAGTGTTTGCAGTTCCCACTAAGGACAACCAAACTTGTAAGTTTGCCGTGATGGTAGCACCAACATTGAAATAAATGTTGGGTAAACCGACGTACGCACCGGAAGAACTCGTGCAGAGAAACAACGACGAAGCCGTGGCTGCGATCGCGTAGATCGTCGTGCCATCGACTGTTGTAAAGTTTGTGTCTCCTACGACATTCCCGCTAGTGGTACGAACTTTGAAAAGGTTAGTCGCATTGACGTTAACCCAAGAAGCCGGAGCACTGTTAGTGACGTCGATGATCATCTTATAGATGTCGCCTTGCGTCATGCCCGTGGGCACAGTTGATGCGGTTCCTGTGATGTTGTTACCTCCAAAATTGAACGTGGCCGGTGTCGAGGTGCTCACGGCCCCGGAAATCGTAATATTCGCTTGCGAATAGAGGATTCGAGGCAGTGGCAACGCCAACAACCGCGGTGTGATTTGCATTTCTGCAAATTCGATTTGATAGTCGAAAAGAACGTAACCGGGTGAATCGGTCGTGCTCGTTTTACTGAGCAGAAACAGTTCACCGTCGGCATATTCTTCTAGATCATCGGTCATACCGTAATCGGTAGATTTCCACGAACTCGTCACTTGCATACGAGCTGAATGGTTAGTCCATTGTGGTCCCAGGACTGTATCTGGGTCTGAAATCACGAGAGGGAGAAGTTGAGGACTAGTTTGACTTAGAAACACGTTACCACGGTTCTTAGCTCGGTAGAACAGAACGTCGCCGTTAGCTGACGTGGGACTACTCGTAATGTAATGAGCGACCAGGCCTTTCCATCGGAATTTCTGGTACATCTGCATATATTGACGGATAGTGCTGTCGGCAAACGCTGCTGGAGTTAACGGTGCCCCGCCGACACACGTCCATGTCTGGACGAGACCGGACCCTATAGGGCTGAACATAAAGTCGCGGCCGTTGACAAGCACCCCATTTTGAGTGGGGGTGCTTTGGCATCGGGCGCCGCGTACTGAATTTCCGATCGCGACCGGAGCGGTGTTTATGGTGGTCACTGGACCCATTTGAACTCTGGCTTTGTTCTTAGGCTTTGCTGGCATCGCCTTCTTCTTCGATTTCGTTTTATTATTTTTCACTTTCTTCATATTTCACCAACCTCCTACCTATGTAATATGTATTTATGTATGGTATATCTAATATGTATTCATTTTTATTTTGTTTATGTTTTATCGATACATTTAGTTTTTCTTTTTCTTTCTTTTTCTGCTTAGGGCGAAGTCACGTCGAGTGAGGCCCCTTGAATTACCGCCTAGCCACTGCTGGCTGGTATCTTGGGGTTGCACAACGACGTTGTCAAAGCTCTGCGCGAATTTTTGCTGGTTTTCGATGGGTACTGTCTCGCCTTGCGGCGTATAAACGGCGGTGGGCGCGAGATTGTCGACTTTGTAAAGTTCATTATGGACCGAGTTCTTCGGTCTGAAGTTCACTTTCTCACTGACGACATCAGGCACTTCCCAGACGTTCATTTTAGACTTATTTTCTCCACCTACCCACCTCATAAGTTCACGTGCAGGTTTATTAAATGTTTTTGGTATTTTCCCGATCATTCTTGGAAAGAACGACATGTTACTAGTCTGCAACTCGTATAAATCATCAGCAGCATTCAGGCATGCGTCACTTTTGCAGAGTGCGCTCCACTTATCATGCTCCTCTGAGTACGAATCTAAAAGGGTCATCGGTTTCTTACGACCGCTGACCACAGATTTCTGAAACTTGCCGTCCGACCAATATGGACCGGTGTAATTGTCTGTGTAGGGAAGCGACCATTCCTGGTCGTATCCTTCGTACATTTTCAACCAACCGCCAACCATACACATATGCACACACACTAAACGTGGAAATTTAACGCCGATCCAGGGCGTCGACAGTTAACAAGACGTCTCAACTCCAAGTACTTTGTACTGTAGTTGACGTTGAGTCACCACTAATTTGAGCGGGAACTCTGTCGGATGGTCTTTTCTCAGATGCATATACATCTTGCGGAAAAAGTTGTAGATCTTAGCATTCCAGCAATGATTCATCATATGAGAACTGAGAGCTCCCGCTAAGTCTTTAAGCGGTACTGTCCGTAGTTTCTCAATGTGTTTAGTGAATCGAGCTGGAGTAAAATTCCACACTCCTTCTCGCAGAGTAAATATGTTGCTGAAGAATTCACATCCGTCAAAACTCTTGTTGACCTTGAATTCTGTGAGGTCGAACCCTAAGGAACGTCCCACTTCAAGGTACGTGGCTTGATCGAAATCTTCTGGGAACGTTTGCAGAACGTCGTCACCACCGACTACAATTTCTTCGCCGAGTATCTGTTCGTCTGTCCAACCAAGAATTGACTTGATTAAATAGTCGACAAACAACTGACCGATTGAATTGCCGTCGATGGTGAACAATGAACCACTTTTCATGATCCCATCTAAACTACTTTTGAAGCATTTGCCGTTTGTGCAACGGTAGACGGCATGACTGCATTTCTTGTTGATCGAGTCACGAACATCTTTCATGTACTCATCAACTAATTCCTGCGTCGCGTCTTCCGGCGGCACTGCCAGCTCTTGTATAACATAAGTAATAGCTTCGAAAACAAAATCGAAGCATTGGAAATCCCAGCACGGCTTATCACTCTCATACACGCTTCGTCCCTTAAAACCATCAGCGAGATGCTTGATGTGTCCTGGGAGCAATGGTGAAAATGGGTATTTTACCGGCGAGTCTTTCCAATTAGCCACCATGGATTGGCGGAAATTTTCGAAAATAGCCTGGTCTTTAACTGTCTCGTGTACAGGCATACCTGTGATGATGCGGGGCATATCGGCATCTATTTTGGCGCCTTTCTGCGGGTCGCCTTTGAGAAATATCTTTAGGTCGAGGTCCTCTTCCGATTCCCATTTCTCTTGGACGATTTGCACGAAACCGCTGCCGTAATGTTTAAGAACTGCTCCGTTCGTCATTAAGCCCTGCTCTTGGTAGGGGTGTCCTGGACTGCGGTCCATCTTAATGAGACTACTGTTCAGGATCCGCTCCAAGTTCTGAGTGCTTTTGTAATTCACGGGCATTTCGTACCGATTGGCTTGCATCTTTTCGACAACGAGACGAGCAGCGCGTTTTCGTATCTTTACTGGCACTGGCGTTGCATTACCTTTGCGCTCAATGTACAGCTTAAGATGGTTAATAACGGACTTCTCTTCTGTCTCTTTGTTAATCACAGGCCAGACGTACTTGGAAGGATCATGTCCAAGCTCGCCTAATTCATCCTTATGTGAGGTCAGGTAATCATCTGCTTCCTTCGAAACGGTAGGGCACGTGTTGCAATGAACAGGCTTCTTGTTCGGGAGTTTGATAATTCCTGAGGGTGTTGGGAGCGGATTACTCTCATCCCTATACCCGTAGTTTTTCATATAACTACGTTTGTTCGCGTCATAGTCAGATTCACTTTCGTTGTCTGACCATTCTTCGTACTTGACGCGGCCGCTTTTCTGATCGTAATAAGTCACGAAGTTTTCATGTTCTTCGCGCTTGTAGTCACGACCATCCTGTCTATCGAATTCTTCGTATTCATCGCCCTCGGTGCTGTTCGATTCATTCTTCCGTGGAAGGTGAAATCGGATGTACTCGATGCGAATCGCAACGTTTCGATTAAGGTCTGCGCCGACGTGCATACCCACTACACATCTTCCACTATATAACGCTGATCCAGAAAATCCCGGCAGGGAGCTGGCTGTGTGATAAATCTCAACCGGGCCACCTTCCGTCGTTCTCCCGGAGCTAGTCATCAGAATCCCGTTGATAAAGCCCACTGCAGAAACCATTTGGTTATGTTGGCTTGCTAGGCGGACTGAAACTTCGGAAATTCCGATTCGGCTCCACATTCTCTGACTAAGCAGCGTGGCGTACGCATCTTCTTTGCCTTTGATGCAATTATGTTCCAGTTCAAAAGAACCTTTATCCATTTTCACTACATTAGTCAAATCAAGATTGCGCGTGCCACGACGACCTTCCTTATGATGCACGAGATACACGTCGGCTACACCAGCCGAAACTGCGTTGGCCACGTGATTTGCCGTGATTAAGTAGTCGCCTATGCGGAAGAAGCAACCCACGATCGTGAGTTCCGTGTCTTCCGTAGCCACCATTATACACCCAACTTGTTTGTTAGCGCTGGGGTAAAAATCAGAACCGGGCAGAGCCATTTCTTCTCGACGAAGTTTAGGTTCTTCCGGCATCGCCGGCACGGTCACTAATTCGCCGTTAAGCACGAATTCGTATTCCACACCGGTTGTCGTCTCCCTCTTGGCGACGAATCTATTGAGTCCCAGCTCGTTCTTCTTTTTCAGTACGTAGGCTTTCGGCCAAACGTAAGAACACACTAAGGCGTAGAGCTTGCGCAGTAACCAGTAGTAGAACACGAAGAAGGCGAGGTATAGTGCCATGCCAGTCCAGAACCAAGCAATCGCACGATCGAGCATATCATTCTGTTGTTTTCCAATACGAAGGATAGCCAAAACACTGTCATGGACGGTGTCGGCTGCCATTTCGACTAGGATATCAACCCAACAACTTATACAAGTAACGTCGTTGGAGATAATGTTCCAATATCGCGTGATGTTGACGCCCTGGAAGGCTTCGACAGTTTGACCCAATATGATGCGGTAAAGCAAGACCGCTTTCAATGCGTAAAGAAGTTCTCTACGCATCAAATACTGTTGACGCGCTGGGCGCGACCGCACTACGCGTTTCTTGTCAAGAATACCGATGACGGTGTAATCAAAGAATTTGATATCACGATGTTCATCGAAAGTCTTGCTAAGATAGCGCACGCGCGGAGGCACGTAAAACGCATCTAACTCACCCTCCCAAGATAAAGTCACCAACCAGTCGTCGATAACTCTATTCTCAAAAAATGAGCGGAACGGCGCGGAATCGTCGCCATTCTCCAGCTTTAAATTGTGTGAGTAACTGCTACCCAAGAAAAGACCAATTTCCCAGATGGCCTGCGCCCCACACACACGAACAAGGTGCACGTACAACTGCCTCAAACAGACAGTGCAGTACAAATTCCCCTCGTCGCATGCTACGCATAGACCTTTGTGCTTGATAATAGGATTACGTCCCATCTTAG